AGGCACGTTTGCCACGTTTTATTACAAAAAGTTAGGGTGTTAGACCCCCCCCGGGGGGGGTGGGGGTAGACCCTCGGGGGGGGGGGATGTTTCAGATCGAGAGTAAGGCTGACTTGCGATTGGCGGGGCGAGCATTGCGAAACAAGTGGAACGTAGATCGTGAAGCAATCAAGGCGGCACTGATGACTGCGATCGAAGATCCTGACTTGATGATTGAAGCGGCAAAGGTGCTTTTGGTTGCGGATTCGCTCGACGTTAAACGTGAAGAAGTAGAGGCCAAGAAGGAAGCGAGGGAGAATGACCAACGACTACGACTTCTTGAACTCGCTCGATCTGTCCCAGCTACAGAGCTTGCTCGTCTTGCATCCGAAAACGGCATCGGCGGCGGATCCGATCAAAGGGGACGAGCGGCTAAAGCAACGCCAGTTAATGGCAAGAAAGCGAGCCGCAGAACGTGATCTTGCAATACCTATTCCGCTCGATATTGCACGCCGAATCGATGCTGAGCGAGATCCGCAGCAATGGCTAAACGTCTACTTTGCAGACATCTTTCGCGAAGCTTGGACCGACGATCGCCTAGCCATGCTCCGCTCCATCATCGACGCCGCACTCTACGGCGGAGACCAGGCAATTGCCGGACCTCGCGGAGAAGGCAAGACGACGATTGCAACGCATGCGGCTTTGTATTTGATGATTCGTGGTCTTTCGACGTTTCCAGTCGTCATCGGAAAGAGTCAAGGCAAAGCACAATTAGAACTCAAGGCGATCAAGGAGCAGCTCCAACAGAATGAGTTGTTCATTGCCGACTATCCAGAGATCGGGATACCGATGCAAGCGGTCGGCGGTTGGTCCTCTCGCGCTCGCATGCAAACGGTCGGCGGCATGAACACCAATATCGAACTAGCCGCCGATCATATTGCATTCCCGACGATTGCACGTTCACAACTTCCAGGCTGGCCGGAATCGTTTGAGGTCGCAAGTTGCGGCCAGGTGCTCTACTGCCTTGGGATTGACGGACCTGTTCGCGGAACCAAGTTTCGGAATCAGCGGCCAACGCTTGCAATTATCGACGACATCGAAGACCGTGAGGCAGCGGCGTCAGAAGCACTTATCGAGAAGAACGAGGAGATCCTAGAAAAGGACGTCGCAGGACTCGGAGCTAGTAGCGAGCGGATTCCCAGAGTCATGCTCTGCACGGTGCAAAATCGCAAGTGCATCGCTTATCGATTTACCGATCCACAGGTCAAGCCGTCCTGGCGTGGTAAGCGATACCGCAAAATGCTGAGAGAGCCTAATCGCATGGATCTGGTTCAGCAATACATCCAGATGCGTCAGACTCGATCAACCGATGATCCAGACGCACGGATTGCGTTCCAGTTTTGGCGTGACAATCAAGCCGACATTGAGGCGGGTTGCGTGGTTTCCAACGTCAACAGCTACTCAAAGAAACTGCACGCAGACGGCGAACCGCTCGAACTATCGGCGATCCATGCCTATTACAATCGAGTCGCAGACGTTGGACCGAAAGCAGTTGCGACCGAGATCGACAACGATCCTCCACCGGAAGCGGGACCGGCTGGGCTTGGCATAACAACGGACATCGTCATGTCAAGAATTAGCGGTCTGGATCGTCGGCAGCTGCCAGCTAACACCATCGCACTCACCGCAGGAATCGACATCGGTAAGTATCGATGCCACTGGGTTGTTACCGCATGGTGGAGCGGTGCCGGTGGGTGCGTGGTCGATTATGGCGTGCTGGAGGTGTCGAACACCAATAGCGACATGGACAACGAGGCGAGCGAGTCGCAGATCTACAAAGCACTGCTCGAATGGCGAGACTCGCAAAACGTCAAGCAATACGTTGATGCGACCGGAACCGAGCGGAAGCTAGACTTTGTACTGGTTGACTCGGGAACCTTTACCCAGGCGATCTACGCATTTACAAAACAGGTTCGCGGCATTTACCATCCTGCCAAAGGCCAGTATCCGTACCGACAACGCAAGCAGAACACGGCTAACACACTTGCTTCCGAGCATCTGCACGCCGAGCGAATGGCGTCGTCGGACGTTTGGCTCTACGAGCTCGACACATCCTACTGGAAGCAGTTCGTTCATGAACGATTCCTGACGCCGACGTTCGACGACCGAAACATGTTGCGGCGTGGTGCGTTGTCGCTTTTCAATCCGATTCACGGCAAAAGCCATCTTAACTACGCCATGCACCTGACTGCTGAAGAGCTTGTCTCGGAGTTCAAGGAAGGCAAGGGAGTCAAGACATACTGGACCGTGCGAAACGAAAACAATCACTGGCTAGATGCGACTTACTTATCGGCGGCGGCTGGCGAGATCTGCGGGGTCAAGCTGATCGCACCGAGTGAAAAGGAGATCGCACCTCGCATGGTAGATAAGGACGCACCCAAGCAACAGCCGCAACAACCGCAACGCAGGAATCCGCACGGTCGCTTTCGTCAGCGTCCAGGCGGTTGGATACCACGGAGGAACGGATGATGGCAAAGAAACGAAAGCAACAACCAGTGCAGGAAGTTCAAGAGACGCAAGTGATCGAATCGGCTATCGAAGAACCTAAGCCAGTTCGGCAAGAGGCTAGGCCGTGTTCGTTGTGCCAAAACTACCGACCGCACGGCAAGAACTACAGCCGAGTCTACTGCACTCGCGGCAGGGTCCGGTACTGCAAGTGCGATTTCTGCGGGAACACTTGGTCGCAAGAATGGAAATGAATTTTCGCCCATTGTACTATCTAGCTAGTACAGCGATCTAGCAACCAAAAGATGCCGTGCAACACTAGATCGCATGGCATCATCTGCAAGCCTTCTCGCTCAAATTGACGCAGCAATTGAGGCACTGCTTACCGGCGGTGCGTCTTCGTATTCCATTGGCAATCGAACCGTAACGCGGCTCGATCTTGGTCAATTGTTCGATCAGCGTCGAATGCTCCAAACTGAAGTCCAGCGTGAAACCGGATCGGGCGGTATTAGCCTCGGAAAGCTTACGAGGAACCGCAGATGATCGGACAACTAATCGATTCGATTGTCTCGGCAGTCTCTCCAATGTCTGGATTGAGACGAATGCAAGCCAGACGAATCATCCGTTCCTATCAGGGTGCCGAGCCGTCGCGAGTCTCGTCTAATCGAGTTCCTCGCAATCAGCCGGCGGACATGGAGTTGCTGGGGCCGTTCGGTGCCGATCGCTTAAGGGCATGGGCTCGCGACATGGTACGCAATAACGCATACGCCTGGGGTGTGGTTGATACCATCGTCTCGTCGGTCGTCGGCTGTGGCATCAAAGCTCAATCGACTTTCGAGACCTACGAAGGCGAAGACGTTGAGATCGTCAACGACGCTCGCGACAAGGTTTGGGCCGAGTGGGCCGAGGTCTGCGATGTCAACGGCCAGTACACCTTCGAGGAACTACAAGCCGCCTGCCAGCGCGAGATCGTCGAAGCTGGCGAAGTCTTGGTGCGAATCATCCGCACGCCAGACCGGATCTACAACGGCATCTTGCGACCAGTCCCATTGGCACTTGAGCTTATTGAAGCCGACAGGCTAGCTGGAGACAAAGACACCTACGCCGCTCGGCTATCGGCACAGAACGAGAACCGGATCATTCGCGGCGTCGAAGTCGATGCACTCGGCAAGCCTGTAGCATATTGGATCTACAAAGACCACCCGCTACAGCCTTACGCATTCACTCGCGCGCCGGAGCGGATACCGGCCAACGAGATTATGCACCTATTCCGGCGTGATCGCGTCGGCCAGACTCGCGGCGTCACCTGGTTTGCTCCCGCGTTGTCGTGGATTCGCGATCTCGGCACCTACGTTGACAACGAACTACAAGCCTCGGCGGTGGCTTCCTGCTTCACGGTGGCCATCAAGACGGACACTCCCATCGGCAACCTCTACGATCCAGACGGCGGCAGTGGCACCGACTCAGCAGGCAATCGAGAGCGATACGTTGAGCCTGGCATGATCATGGAACTGAAGCCTGGCGAAGACGTTGTCGGTCTCAATCCTGGCAGACCTAATGCCGGTGCCGAGCCGTGGATCCAGCTTATCCTCCGTGGTATCGCGGTCGGCACTGGCTTGTCATACGAGGTTGTCGCACGCGACTACAGCCAGACTTCCTACAGTTCTAGCCGCACAAGCCAACTTGAAGACCGACGCCGGTTCCGTTGCTGGCAGCAATACCTCATTCGGCACCTCTGCCAACCTGTTTGGGATGCCTTCAGCGATGCGGCGGCGTTGTCTGCATTGCCAGGGTTCGCAGCGTCCACGGATCTGCTTAGCGATCGTCGTCGGTTTGCTCCCGTTGAATGGCAGACTCCGGAATGGGAGTGGGTCGATCCGCAGAGCGAGCAGACCGCTAGCGAGATGGCGTTGAACAGTTTTACGGACACCTACCAAAACGTCCTCGGTTCGCGTGGCCGTTCTTTCCGCAGCGTCTTCTACCAGCGAGCCAAAGAAGAGCGGATGCGCAAGAGTCTGGGACTCTTCACACCAGAAGAACGGCAGCAGCAAATATCCGCAGCGCAAACACAGCAAGCCGCACAGGCATCGACGCCAGAGGCAGCAGAATCCGCACCTGCTAATAATGGTGTTGATGTTGCTAGTCTTGCACTTAATGGCGCACAGGTCACTAGCCTGGTTGATGTCATTACGCAAGTCGGCACCGGTGCGATGCCTAAACCTACGGCAGTCGCAGTTCTCAAGGCGTCATTCCCAACGCTTAGCGATTCTCTTGTTGCCAGCATTATAGATCCAATCGTGCCAGGTGCCATTGCAGCAGACGGTACGCCAGCTCCAGTGCAGCAGACAGAACAAGAGCAACGTCAAGCCGGAACCGGCGAGATGATGGGTCTGTCTACGCTTCAGTTCAACCGCAACAGAAAAGCGATCCTTAAGACCATCGAAGACCTTGCAAGCGGCAGTCTCTCAGAGACGCAAGCCCGTGTCTTTTTGTCGTCGATTGGGATGAATCCTGACAGCGTCGAGGCGTTGATTAAAGACGCATCCGATGGCAGCGTTGACACTCCCATTGCACAGGAGGCAACCAGTGAACAAGGCTAGTCTGATCAAACGCCGAAAGCAGCTTGACGAACGGAAGTTCCAGCGGATTGCATCCATCGGAAGAATCATTCGCCTGTTTGAAGCACCGAAGGACGGCAAAGCCGTCATCGCTACCGAAACGCCGCTTGAGATCTACGACACGGTTCGCGGCTGGATCAAGCAAGTCTTACTGATGGACGGCGTTCAGTTTCGTAATGCCAAGCGACAGTTGCCGATTGTGGATAGCCACAACGACAAGACCGTCCGCAACGTATTCGGCTCAATTCGAAACATCACAATCGAAGACGGCCAGCTAGTCGGAGTTGCTGAGTTCGCAAGCGACGAAGAGTCGCAAGTCGTGGCGACTCGCTACGCCGAAGGACATCTCAACGACTTCAGCATCGATGCCGTTGTACTCCATCGGCAGATGGTGCCTGAAGGTCAAACGTACACAACGAAACGTGGCGTTGTCATCGAGGGACCAGCGGAAATTGTTACCGCCTGGGAGCCTCATAACGCAAGTATCTGCGCAACGGGTGCAGATCCAAATTCCACGGTGAGGCGGTCGTACGACCAGAAAGCGAAGAGAGCAATGGACGCAGCCTTGATGGCTAAGTTGCAGATGCTCGGTCTGCCTGAGGGCGTGACCGATCCAGCCGAAATTATTGCGTTCCTGGCAGACAAAATGCCGGAACCTGAAATCGAAGTCGAAATGATGGAACCTCCAGTAGCCGCTCCGGTCGCGAGCGAAGAGGACAAGAAAATCCAAAACATGGAGGAAGCTGTGAAGGAAGAAGTTGCACGGCAAATTGCAGCCGACCAACTCCGACGCAAATCAATTTACTCCGATGTGAAACTCGCAAAGCTCGAGCGAAGCTTTGCCGAGCAGCTCATCGACGAGGGTGTTTCTGTGGAAGTCGCTCGCGAAAGGATCATCCGCAAGATGGCAACCCAACCCCTCGGTCAGTCGAACGAATCGTCGGCACACATCGCCGTCACCGAAAGCAGCGATGAAAAGTTGGCAGCAGCAATGTCTGCCGGACTTATCAAGCGCGCATTCAAGAACGCAAAGATCAAGGCTAAGGCAGAAGACGCTCCTGGTTCGAACGACTTCGCAAACTTGAATCTTCGCCGATTGGCTTCCTACTGCGTGCAGCGCATGGGCATCAAGACCGATCGAATGACGGATGCCGAGATCGCACGATTGGCGATGGGTTCTCCCGGTGCGGCGAGTCGCTATCGAGTTCAGCGTGATGCTTATCACACGACCGGATCGTTCCCGAACTTGTTGCTTGATGCTGCAAACAAGACTTTGCGTCAAGCTTATGAAGAAGCTCCTTACACTTGGAGTCTTTGGGCACGGCAAGCAGCAAGCGTTGACGACTTCAAAAACATCAACCGCATTAGCTTCGGCGAGTCGCCTAACCTGGAAATGGTTCCAGAGGCTCAGGAATACAAAGAGAAGTCGATCAGCGACTCCAAGGTGTCGTACAAGGTTGAGAAGTACGGTGCGATCTTTACGATCAGTTGGGAAACGGTTATCAACGACGACCTTGACGCGATCAGTCGAGTTCCTGCGATGCATGGCAACGCAGCAAGAAGGGTGCAGAACAAAGCGGTCTATGACATCCTATTTAGCAATCCGACGATGACTGACGGGCAAGCGTTGTTCAGTGCTTCTCACGCTAGCGGTCGAAATACGAACAACACAACGGCGGCGCTGAACGTAACGCTGCTGAACGAAATGTTCGCGTTTATGATGTTGCAAAAGGGTCAGTCTTCGGATGCGATCCTCAACATCACTCCTCGTTACTTGATCGTCCCGGCTGCATTGTCTGCTACTGCGCTTGAGCTGGTAAATAGCCAGTCTTACGCACAGACCGGCGGCAACGAAGGAGTCATCAACATCTACGGTGTGAATGGTCAGCGACCTCTAACCGTGGTTGTCGAACCCCTCATCGACGGTCACGATAACGCTGCTTACTACCTTGCTGCTGATACGTCGCAGATCGACACCGTTGAACTCAGCTTCCTCAACGGAGAAGAAGCTCCAGTTCTCGAAAGCGATCTGCACTTCGAAACTGATACCTATCGCTATAAGGTTCGCCAGACGTTTGGTGCAGCCGCGATCGATTGGCGTGGTCTGAGTCGTTGCACTTGATCCGTCTAACTAACCTCAACAGAACAACCCTAATTGGAGACTGAACAAGATGGCCGGTATGCAAGATTTCGAAACATTTTACGACGACTTCAACGGAGCAGTTGCTACGTTTCCCACCTCGGCGGACCCAGCTACCGCATGGCTCGTCGATGACGTATCTGTGACTGGAACTCCGGTTTATACCAAGGGAACCAGTGAGGCGACGTTGACGCTGAACAATGACAGCGCAGAAGTGATTGTTGCGTTGCACTTTAATGACTCGCTCGATTTCGACATCGACGACATTCAGCGCGTCACGATGCGAGTCAAGATTGGTGCAACGACATTTACTTCTGGCTCAATCCTTTGCTTCGGTGTTGGGTCGGCACGAAACGACACCGCGAATAGTGTTGCGGCAAACGCTTGGTTCCGCATGGAAGGTGCGAACAGCACCACTCTCGTCTACGCAGAGACCGACGACGGAACCAGAGATGTTGACGATGTCTCCACTGGAGTTGCTCTTGGCACTACCTACAAGAACTTCGTGATTGACTTCACGGGCGGCAAGTCGAACGTCAAGTTCTACATTGACGGTCAGCGAGTTTGCTCGACTCAAACCTTCGACATGTCGGCTTATACTGCTGGACTGCAACCGATTATTCAGTTGCAAAAGGGAGTAAACAGCAACGTCGATTCTGTTGTAATTGACTTTATCGAAGTGGTTTGCAAGCGGTAAGACCATGACACTCAAGGACACCATGCAAGCTGATGCTGTTGCGGTGTTTTGCAATCCTGATGATTTTGCGGAGTCCGTTGTGTACTACAAACGCAACGGACTTTCGCGAACCATCAATGCCGTGGTTGTTCGCGAAGCGTTCGCCATCAACCCAGAAGACGGTGACACAATCACGCCGGTCTTTGAGGTCCACGTCGCCAACGACTCCACCAAAGGAATCGCTAGCGACGAGATCAATATCGGTGGCGACATGCTCGCCTTTGCTGTTCGCGTTGGTAAAGCAGTTGAGCGGCGCAGTATCGTTCGGCTCATGTCGCATGACGAAGGGATGCTGGTACTCGAATGCCGTTAGCGATTGTCGATCAAATCAACGACGCAATCGTCGCTCGCTTAGAAGCGATGGTCGATAACGATGCTTACGAGATCGGCATCCTCGAGGTCGTTGTTCCGACTCGTATCGGCGAGTTCACTCCTCGGGATCGGCAGATCGTTATCGTTCAAGGCGACGACGAACGAGTGATGGATATGGACATACCAGGCAACCCTCCAG